TTCTTCACTACGACTGCTGTGAAGAGGTTAGTGGTGGACTTGCTTAGAGCAATTTGTAAGCAGACCTCAAATACATTGGATGACAAGGCTGTAGATATGTTGGAGCAGCAACTTTTCCCAAAGCTAAACTAATATGAACCATAAAGAATTTTTTGATATTCTTATTGGTAATCCTCCTCCCGAAATAGAGCTTGAAATAGAAATAAAATGCAGAGAGGTAAAAGAATTACCTAATCTTGTTATCAAAGACTATTGTTGTGACCTTGTAAAACAAGTAAGACTACAAGATATGTTATTAATGGCTGCACTTATGCGTATATCAGAAACCGAAACTGAACTTTATAGACTAGAACGTAGGTTACAACACTACAAAAATCAAAAGAAATTAGGTCTTATAGGTAAACTTAGGTATGTTTTATTTGGCAATAGAACTAAAAGATGATTATATTAAACAAAAACCATACACATGACTAACAAAGATTTAGAAAAGTTAGAAGGTTTACATAGTGCTTTGACTGATGTGTTGATAGATAAAGTAAAAAGTCCTGATGCAAAGGCAGGTGATTTAAACGTAGCTAGACAATTTTTAAAAGATAACGGTATTGAATGTGTTCCTACTCCTACAAACGGTATGGAAGATCTAATGAATAATTTACCTGACTTAGAAGTTGTACCTGTAAGCGAACTATAATTGCAACCTTTACCTAAAAAACTACAAGACTTTAGATATTTCTTAATTGTTACTTGGAGACATCTAAACTTACCTGACCCTACTCCTGTTCAGTTAGATATAGCTGAGTATTTGCAATATGGTAATAGACGTAAGATCATTCAAGGATTTCGTGGAGTAGGTAAGAGTTGGATTACTTCTACTTACGTTGTGTGGAGACTTCGTATGAACCCACAACTAAAATTCTTAGTGGTATCTGCCAGTAAAGACAGGGCTGATAACTTCTCTACATTTACCATGAGGTTAATCAATGAAATGCCTTTATTATCAGGACTGATTCCTCAAGATCATCAACGTAATTCTAAAATAAGTTTTGATGTTGCACCTGCTACTGCTGACCATGCCCCATCTGTAAAATCCTGTGGTGTTTTAGGACAGATGGCTGGATCTAGAGCAGACGAGGTTATAGCTGATGACGTAGAAGTTCCTAATAATAGTTTTACGCAACCCATGAGAGATAAACTTGCGGAAGCTGTAAAAGAATTTGATGCGATATTAAAACCAAATGGCAAAGTAACCTTTCTTGGTACACCACAAGTAGAAAATAGTTTATACCTAACGTTAGAAGAGAGAGGATATGAAACTAGAATCTGGACTGCTCGCTATCCAGAACTAAAAAACAACTATGGAGATAGACTTGCACCTAAATTAGCTGAAAGGCTTGTAAATGAGACTGTAAGCCCTAAAGATCCTGTAGACCCACAAAGATTCTCTGCAATAGATTTGATGGAACGTGAAGCTTCCTATGGACGTTCTGGGTTTAATTTACAGTTTATGCTTGATACTACTCTTTCAGATCAAGATAGATACCCTTTAAAGCTTAGAGACTTAGTTATTACCTCTGTTAACCCAGAATATGCTCCCGAAAAGATAATTTGGTCTAATTCTCCTGAGTATGTACTACAAGATTTACCTTGTGTTGGCTTTAACGGTGACAGATTTTACCGACCTGCCCAAGAATTTGGTGACTTCATAGAATATACAGGCTCAGTTATGTTCGTTGACCCCTCTGGAAAGGGAAAAGATGCCACAGGTTATGCCTGTGTGAAGATGCTGAATGGTAATCTCTTTGTTTCTGATGCTGGTGGACTTGTAGGTGGCTATTCTGATGCTGTTTTAGAAAGACTTGCCAAGATTGCTAAAGAAAATAAGATCAATACTATCCTCGTAGAGCAAAACTTTGGTGGTGGTATGTTCGCTGAACTACTAAAACCCTTCCTTATGAGGTTTCACCCATGCGAAGTTCAAGACGTTAGGAACAATAAGACTAAAGAATTACGCATAATTGATACCCTAGAACCTGTAATGAACTCTCATCGACTGATAATTGACCGTAAAGTAATTGAAAAAGACCTTCGATCTAACTCTCAAGAACCTCCCGAAAGAAGATTAAAGCTACAACTGATCTATCAAATGTCCAGAATCTCTCGTCATAGAGGTTCTCTCGTACACGATGACATCATTGATGCTCTCTCTGGGGCTGTTGCCTACTGGACTGAGTATATGTCTGCTGATGAAGATAGAAATATTAAACAACGTAAGTCTGATCTCCTTATGACTCACCTAGCTAATTGGGGTTCCTCTATGAATAACACCATTACCCAAACTGCTATGGGTATGACTCCTCAACAAATAAGTAATTCTAATGTATCCTCCGATGGATTTATAAATAATTCTTATTAACACACACTATAGGATAAGTGACTGAGCAACATCCACTCTCCATATATGGGGAAGATACTTTCCTTCCCTATATTTTCCCCCTAGTTGATCCTAAGTTGATCCCTATCTTTCTGCTTCTTCTGATTACCTTAAATTAATTTTTTCGCAAAAATTTGAAGGGCTTACGCATATATATAAACTAAAATTTACCCCATTAGGTATAGAAAAAAGTCAAAAAAAAGATAAATAAATATAAAAACTATTGCAGTAACTAGGTTTATAAATTATATACAATAATTTTTATAGGTTTTACTGCTGTCTGTAAAATTTTTGTCTATATATGTCTAACTTATCGTTAAAAATTTCTAGGGGTATGGGGTTAGATAGGTAATACAGAAAGTAGTACAAAAATAAAATCCTAAATGATACAATTCTGCTGTGATCCGTTGGTATAACTACTTATAGTACTAGTGTACTGGTCTACCTGTATTCACGTTTTTGCATTTTGTACTAATAAACAGATAAGAAATAAAAAAAGAATTATTAGCAGTATTAGAGACAATTAATGATTTATATGTAATACTATTAATAGTTAATATTTATTATTAACTGTTGCTCAATTCAATTATCAAACAATGACTACATCAGCACCTAGAAAACAAAAGACAGCATATGACCCTAATAAAGGTTATGAGGAACTTGCTAATTCTCTTATAGAACTAATGGAGAAAGGGGTTAATCCTTTTAGACGTAGTTGGACTAGGGAAGCTCAACATACTAACTTTTCAACTGGTGATGAATACCAAAACGGGAACTTAATATGTTTAGAAATTGCCAGAATTACAAGGGGTTATACATCTCCTTACTGGTTAGGGTTCGGGCAAGCTAAGAAAATGGGTTTATCTATTATTAAAGGTTCTAAGGGTTCTATTATTCTACGTCCAGTAGCTATGAAGAAAGAGCTATTAGATACTAACGGTAGACCTGTAAAGGATGCTTTAGGTAATCCCGAATTTAGTTGTTTTACTATCTTCACGCCTTGTAGAGTTTTTAACCTTGATTGTTTCAAGAAAACAGAAAAGGTTGAAAAAAGATTACAGGAATTAAATAAAGAAGTAGCAGTTCAACAATGCCCAGTAAGTTCAAATGAGTCTATAGCTATTAAGAAATTAATGACCTATAGAGAGACTCATAATATAAACTTTTCTGAAACTGGTAATAGTGCATTTTATGATCCTATTTTTGATTCAATAACAGTACCTAATAAAGAAAGGTTTGAAACTATTTCTTTATTCTGCTCTGTTACTGCTCATGAGTCTGTTCATTCATCAGGGGCAGATAAAAAGGGACGTTTAGCAAGAGTTGGTATTACTAGCAAAAAAGCAACATTCGGTACGGATTTATATGCTACTGAAGAGTTGATTGCTGAACTAGGAGCTTTTCTTATATGTAATGATCTACAAATAGATTCTAATAATGATGTTCACGCTTCATATTTAGATGGATGGATCAAGAGACTAAGAAAAGAGCCTAAGCACTTATTAACTGTTATTGGTCATGCTGTAAAAGCTAAGAATCTTATATTAGGTTCTTAGTTCTTTTAGATTCTCTCTTATTAGTAGTAATTAATTTTACTACTAGTAAAAGGGATTCAAAAACCCTTAATTGCTCACTTACTACTTATTCACAATGACACAATCAAAAACAATGGAAGATGGCTTAAAACCTGTAAATTTATTTGATGCTGTACCTTACATTGCTCAAACACGTTTTGAAGTAGGCTTGCATACCTTTAATACATATGATTCATATGATGATGTTGATTTTCAAGACATACAAAAAGGTATTAAGCAAATTTATATAATGACCTCTAAAGAATTTCCTACTGGTCAATTCTGGAAAGATCATTATTACAAGACAGTTAAAACAATGCTATGTAATGCAATCGAATTAGTTTTAAATAACTCTGAAGAATACAACAAGTATTGCAGAGTTGATGTTGGTGAATTAAACACACAACATAAAATAGAATTTTATATATAACTAAGCTAGGTTTGATTTTACTAACCCTTTAGTATTTACTAAGGGGTTTTTTTATTGCCTTTTATTATTTAATGCTTGCAATATTGCCAACATTAGGTTAGGTTAGGTTTGCTCAATCATTTATTTTTTTATTATGTCTGCACATTTAACGGATCAAGACTGTATTAATGCACTTGCAACACTTTGGTATGAATACCACAAGCTACCAAGAAGTGAAGCACCACAGCAAGCACTTGAAAGAGCTTTTGTTATAGCACCAGAAGAAGTATCTAGTAAGCTAGGTTACTTTGAACAACAAAATGATTTTAGGGCTAGGGCTGACTTACTTATAAAGGGATCACAACCAGTTTATAAAGGGTTAGCACCTTGTAGAGTTGTTTACGATCTATTGCTAAATGAGAATGTAAGAAGTTTACAGGCTCGCTATCCTGACGACTCAAAAGAACCACTTATAGATCGTATTTGGTATAACGAATTTGATTTTAAGAAATCATCAACCGTTACTAAATGGGTTTCAGAAAGAGATTCTAGAGGTCTGCTTATGGTATGGCAAATGCTTAGAGGGTGGAGCTATCA